ACTTATTGGGTAACAAAAGATGGAAATGATAGTAATACTGGTTTATTGGAAGGTGATGCTAAAGCATCTGTAGGTGCTGCGGCAGCAATAGCACAACCAGGCGATACAATTAAAGTTCGTTCTGGTGTTTACACTGAGAATAATCCCATTGGATTGCAGAGAGATGTTACTATAACTGGTGAAGATCTAAGATTAGTTACTATTACACCTTCTAATGTCAATAAGGATGTTTTCCACGTTAGACGAGGATGTTTGATTGAGAATATAAGTTTTCATGGAACATCAGCAGCACAAGAATTTATTAATTGTGCTGTTGTAGCATTCCCACCAACACAAACTTATATTGATGCTGGAGTATCATATGGTGCTATAACTGGATATACTTCTGCTGGACCTGCTAATGAAGGTCCAACAGGAAGATGGAAATCTCCATACGTTAGAAACTGTACTAACTTCTTGAATAGTAGTATCGGTATGAAATTAAATGGACATCATGTTGATGCTGCATATACTGGAACTAATGATTTGGGACAAGATTTGAAGAGTATGGTTTGTGATTCGTTTACACAATATAATGAGGCAGGTATTGGTGTTTCTATTTCAAATAATGCTTATGCTCAGTTAGTTTCTATATTCACTATTGGATGTGAGATTGCTATTGGATGTACATCTGGTGGACAGTGTGATCTTACAAACTCTAACTCATCATTTGGTACATTTGGTTTAGTTGCTGATGGTACTAGTGTTGTTGAGTTTGATGGAACATTACATGAAGCAATAAATGGAGAATCTGATAAGTTAACTCTTTCTGATTGTAGAGATTTTGATAGTGGTGGAAGAAGATATAGAACTCCTTTTGATGGACAAGGTGCATACTTCCATTTAGATATGAATGATTATGCAGATACTCCTTCAACTGCATCAATAACTGAACCAATGCAGTTAATTAGATCTATTACTGTTGTCAATGGTGGTAATGCTGGTGATTATACTGCATCTGCTCCACCAATAATAACTGCAACTTTCCCTGAAGGACCAGAAGCAATATTTGCTGAGTTTTCTCCTAATATAAGTGATGATGGTATAATAACTTCGGTTGATGTTATCGCTAGTGGTAGAAACTACTTACCTACACAAAATATTGTAGTGAGTGTATCTGGTACTGGTAGTGCTCAATTAACTGCAGATATGGATCCTATTTTATATACTGTTGATGAGGCAACTGAAACACCTACATCTGGAGCACTTCAAGGTAGAACTACAATAACCTTTAATGAGTTTATTCCATTTCCTGTTAAAGCAGGTGTAAAAATGGAACTTGTTAGGTTGAGTAGAATTATAACCAGTTCACATTCATTTGAATATGTGGGTGCAGGTACAAATATAAATACAGCTAACCCATTCCAGGCTGGAAAACCTATACCTGAATATGAAGTTGTTGCTAAAAATGGTGGTCAAGTACCATTTACCAGCACGGATCAAAAAGGTAACTTTAAAATTGGTGATGGTTTGACAATTGATCAAACTACGTCTACAATACGTGGAAGGGATTTCAATAGAGCTATACAAGCACAATTAACACCACTGATATTAGCGTTAAGATAATATGGCAATAGCACCCGTTAATAAGTTTTTAAATGTTTCTGTTCCTGTAGCACCAGGATTACAGAAACTTTATGAGGTTCCTACAGGAACTTCATCTTTATTGCTATATGCACAAGTATCTAATGTTGCGGTAGGAACTACATACCCAACAGTTACATTCATTCAAAGAAGAGAGCAAAGAAGTACAGGAAATTCGAGAGATATAAGAGTCATAAAAGATGCTGAGATACCACCAAATGATGCATTGATAATGGTGGATGGTAGAATAGTATTGGAGAAAACTCCATTAGTAATTGATAAAGTTTATATTTCAGGAACACAGAGTGGAGTTAATACAGTTACCAATGCTGCATATGATGAACCAACTGGAATTGTTACTGTAACTACAATGTCTGATCATGGATATAATGCATCAGAACAGATTACAATGGGTGGATTATATTTTACATGTTCTGGTAGTACAGGAATTACAACAAATATTTTCCCTGATCCACAACAAGCATATGTCATAGATACTGTTCCTAGTACAACATCATTTTCTGCTGATATTGGTAGATCTAAGGGATATACTCACATATATGAACCAGCAGTTCATACATTTGTTCGTGGTACTCCACAATGTGTTGAAGTAGTTGATGGATCTGGTAGTGGACATACTGCTGGTACTAAATTTAGTGTATGGAAATGTACTTATAATCCAACTAGTGGTGAATTGACTTTAACCATCGGTGCTAATAGTCTTGTTAATGGAAATACTATTAAAATAGCAGATAATTCTCTGGTATTTACTTGCACTATGGATAACGATTATACAGAACATTCTTATCCAAGATCAACTGATCCTGCTTCAGGATCAAATTTAACTCTTGCGGTTGCTTCTGCTAATGAATCTATTAGAGTCAATGTAGGAACAACAGATGCAGGTGGTATGGTTGCTCCATTACAAATGGAATTCATTGCAAGTATTCTAGAGAATAGTAATGTCTAAGAAATATTTGAGTGGAAGGGTTAAGAGAACCCCACAAGATCAATTAAAGGAAGATAGATATCAATATCTTGGATTAGAGCAAGCAGAACCTAATCTTGGAGATCCTGTTGCTGGTGGAACACCAAGTATTCCTGCAGGTGGTCAATATCAAATAGTATCAATACCTGGATTTCCTGGTCAAAGATTTTGGACTCCAATTGCTGGTGGTAGTACTCCTGGTGCTCTAAGCATATATGATGAAGGATCTCTTGTAGGAACTGCAAATAGTATTACACAAATTGATTTTGTTGGTGCTGCTGTAGAAGCTACTGGTGCTGTTGGTAATGTAAGAGCAACTGTTACTGTTACCCCTGCAACTATAAGTGCTACTCCACCTACAAATGCTAGAGAAGGTGAATTGTGGTGGGAAAGTGATACTGGTGATTTATTAATATACTATAGTGGAGTTTGGGTTATTGCTAACTCTGGTGGTGGTAACATAAATCCAGGTCCTAAAGGTGAAGTTGGTCCTAAAGGTCAAAAAGGTGAATTGGGTCTTACAGGACCTGATGGACTCAAAGGTGCTAAAGGTGCAGATTCAACTGTAGCAGGTCCTGAAGGTCCTCCTGGAAATGCTGGACAAAAAGGTGTTGATGGTTCTCCTGGTAATGATGGACTCAAGGGAGAACCTGGTATTAAAGGTGATGGTGGTGATAAAGGACAGAAAGGAGAGAATAAAGGAGAACCTGGTGACAAAGGTGATAAAGGAGAATTGAATGATAAGGGGGAGAAGGGTGATAAAGGTATAGATGGTGCTGCTGCTAACAAAGGAGATCCTGGTGATAAAGGTGATACAGGTCAAAAAGGTACAGCAGGTGATGGTAATAAAGGAGATAAAGGAGATAAAGGACAGGATGGTGCTACTGCGAGTAAGGGGGATAAAGGTGAAGTAGGTGATAAGGGAGATAAAGGTGAAGGAGATAAAGGAGATAAGGGTGAAACAGGTGCAGGTACTAAGGGAGAACCAGGTGGTGAAGGTGATAAAGGTCAAGTAGGAGATAAAGGACCAAAGGGTGATGGTGCTAAAGGTAATGATGGAGATAAAGGAGACGTAGGTGATAAAGGTATTGTAGGAGATAAAGGTATTGAAGGAGATAAAGGTCAACCAGGTGATGGTGAGAAAGGTAATGATGGAGATAAAGGTGCAGACGGAGATAAGGGTATAGATGGAGATAAGGGTTTACCTGGTGAAGAGGCTGATAAGGGTCAAAAGGGTGAAGTAGGATCTACTACTAAAGGACAAAAGGGTGAAGTAGGACCAGATAATTCCACTAAAGGACAGAAAGGTGAGGAAGGTGATAAAGGTGAACCAGCTTCTGGTGGTGGTGTAGCTGGTAATGACCACGATATTCAATATAATAATAATGGAACTCTTGCAGGTGCTGCTAGGTTACATTATAATGATTCATCACATGGCGTTGAACTTCTCAATAGTGGTGGAAGTGCTCAAGCAATACTTAGATTAAACAATAGTAATGAATTTGAATTATATAATAATGTTTCTTCACCTAATGGTGGTGCTAATGGAGTATCAATAACAGCAAAATCTACTGGTGTATGGTTGCCAAGTAAGTTATATTCTTATGAAACTCCATCAAATACTCAAAATGCTGGAGTTTTAGGTGAATCTGCTGGTTCTGGTGGTTCTGGTTCTGGTCAATCGTGGGATTGGATGCCTCAATTTCTACTAGATGCTCATGCTGAAGTAAATGTTTATGGTGCTGGAAGTCATAGTTTTACAGCTGATCTTAGTAGATTTGCATATTTTATAATGATTCTTACTGGTGGCGGTGGATCAGGTGGAGAAGGTGGATCAAACGCAGGAGGCGGTGGCGGTGGATCAGGTGGAACAGTTATTCAGGCAGGTGGTCATGCGATGTTGGGTGTTACTCCAGTAGCATCTATAACAGTAGGATCTGGTGGCGGTGGTTCAAGTAGTGGTAATGGAAATAATGGTGGTAATAGTGTTATTACTACTAATGGTGGTGGTTCATATGCAATGTATGCTTATGGTGGAGGAGCTGGAATTGGTAATCAATCCTCTATAAATGGTGGTGGTCATGCTGGCAATGCTTCTGGTTCTGGTGGATCACAATCTCAAACAGTTGTATCTAATGGTGCTTTTGGTGGAGTAGGACACACTGCTAACTATCTTCGTGGTTTTGGCGGACCATCATTCTGGGGAGGTCCTAATGGCACTAACTTTAGTACTGCTGGTGCTCCTGGTTCTGGTGGCACTGGTTCTCAAAATGGTAGTACCTCTCAACCTGGCGGTAATGGCGTTGCTGTTATAATCTCAATGTGATCTATCTAAATATCTAAAAAATTATGGCAATAGGACTCACTCAAACAGTAGAATATGGGAATCAGCAAAAAGCTGCTCAATTGAGTGAATTTCTTGCGTCTTTAACCTCTACTGAAACTACTGCATTTAATTCTGGTGCTGATGGATCTAAGAACACTCTTGTTAAGTTTAAAGATTGGCAAAATAAAATATATGCTCAAGAAGTAGAGGCTACTAAAAGTGTTGCTGGTATTACTTCAAGATGTGCCATAGTTAATGATAGTGATGGAATACTTTTTGGTGTATATCCTCAGAATGTTTCAATATCTGATTTTAATCATCCACCAGGAACGACTGTTGTTGGTATAGCAAGTACATATTTTAGTGGATCAGAATGTAATGTACATGCTGGATGGAAATATACAACATCTGCTGGATTCTTTAATCCTAATCTACCTAGTAATGATGATTATCTTAAAATACTTAGAGAAACTAGAGATCTACTTCTTACTCAATCCGATTGGACTCAGAGTAGAGATGTAACTCTATCAAATGATAATGACTGGAAAACTTATAGGCAAACTTTAAGAGATCTTCCTGCAAATACTGCTGATCCTAGCAACCCAACTTGGCCTACTAAACCATCATGAGCGTTATATCCTTTCCCATAAATCCTAATGTAGGTGATACATATTCTTTCGGTAGTTCTACTTGGAAGTGGAATGGTTATGCTTGGACTAGAATACCTGATCCTGGTGCAAAAGGTGAATCGGGTGGACCTGGTGGTGATGGAGATAAGGGTGAAATTGGTACTAAAGGTGATAAAGGTGCTCAAGGACCTACTGGTGAAAAAGGTGATGCATCTGTTGTTCCTGGACCTATAGGACCTAAAGGTGAGGTAGGTGATAAAGGACAGAAAGGAGATGTAGAAGCAAAAGGTAACAAGGGTGAAGTAGGTGATAAGGGACAAAAAGGTGAAATAGGACCAAAAGGTGATAAAGGTGCTGATGGTGCTGATGGTCAAAAAGGTGAGGTTGGTTCCCAAGGTTTAGTAGGTGATAAGGGTGATGTAGGACAAAAAGGTGAACTGGGTATAGGTCAAAAGGGTCAAAAGGGTGAATTAGGTGCTGATGGAAATAAAGGTGATCTAGGTCAAAAGGGTGAAGTTGGTGTAGGACAAAAAGGGCAGAAAGGTGAACTTGGTCTTACTGGTGATAAAGGTACTAAAGGTGAAGTAGGATCACAGGGTACTGTAGGTGATAAAGGTTCTACTGGAGATAAGGGAGATACTGGAGATAAAGGAGATAAAGGTGAACAATCTAATGTAGCAGGACCACAAGGTGAAAAAGGTGCTACTGGATCAAAGGGTGATGATGGATCTGCAGGACCTCCAGGACCTTCAGGTGGACCTGTAGGACCAGGAGGAGATAAAGGTGATAAGGGTGATAAAGGAGATTTAGGATCTCAGGGTGGTACAGGTAATGAAGGTCAGAAGGGTGATCAAGGTATAAAAGGTGATGAAGGTCCTATTGGTCCTGGTGGTGGTCAAAAAGGAGAGAAAGGTGAGGTAGGTTCTCAAGGTATTCAAGGTCCTATAGGAAATACTGGTGATAAGGGTGAAAAAGGTGAAGTAGGATCTCAAGGTACTGTAGGGGATAAGGGACAGAAAGGAGAAATTGCTGAGAAAGGTCAGAAGGGTGAAGTAGGACAAAAAGGTGATACTGGTTCTCAAGGATCACAAGGTGTTCAAGGAGATAAGGGTGATAAAGGTGTTACTGGTAGTCAAGGTACTGTAGGTGATAAAGGAGACAAAGGAGATACTGGATCACAAGGTAGTGCTGGTGATAAAGGTGCTACTGGATCACAAGGTGTTCAAGGAGATAAGGGAGATAAAGGTGCTACTGGATCACAAGGTGATGTAGGAAACACTGGAGATAAGGGAGATAAAGGAGATACGGGTTCTCAAGGTATTACTGGAGATAAGGGAGACACAGGTTCTCAAGGTCCTGGTGGGGATAAGGGTGATGCATCTGTTGTTCCTGGACCTCAAGGAACTAAAGGTGAAGTTGGTCTTACTGGAGACAAAGGACAGAAGGGAGAAGTTGGTTCTCAAGGAATTCAAGGTCAGAAAGGTGAAGTAGGATCTCAAGGTATTCAAGGAGATAAAGGAGATAAAGGTGAAGTAGGAACTAAAGGAGAAGTTGGTGATAAGGGTGATAAAGGTGATCTAGGAACTAAAGGAGAAACTGGAGCAAGGGGATTTACTGTAACAAATAGTGGTGCAAGTGATTATATTATCGATGGTGCTAATGATCCAGATCTTACTTTATTGAGAGGATTTACTTATATCTTTAATGTAAATGCAAGTGGACATCCTTTCTGGATTAAAACTTCTGCAACTACTGGAACTGGTAATGCATATAGTTCAGGAGTAACTAACAATGGTACTGCGTCAGGATCTATAACATTTGCAGTTCCGTATAATGCACCTAATACTTTGTATTATATTTGCCAATATCATAGTGGTATGGTAGGTACTATTAATATTAGTGATGCTGGTCCGAAAGGTGAGGTTGGTGATAAAGGTGCTAAAGGTGAAGTAGGATCTCAAGGTATTCAAGGTGAAAAAGGTGTTAAAGGTGATGTAGAAGCAGCAGGTAATAAGGGTGAACCAGGTGATAAAGGTAATAAAGGTGATCTGAATGATAAGGGTCAAAAAGGTGAGATAGGTTCTGGTTCAGTTCCTTCAGGAGCTGTGATGTTATTCTATCAAGCATCTGCTCCTACTGGATGGACTCAAGTAACAAGTGGTGTAAGTAATAAGGCACTTAGAGTGGTAGATGGAACTGGTGGTGGATCTGGCGGTAGTAATTCATTTACTAGTACTTTTGAGAATAAGAGTATAAGTGTAAGTGGATCTGGAAGTGCTAGTGGAAGTACAGGAAGTAGTGTTTCTGGATCTACAAGTAGTGAAAATGCTGGATCTGTTAGTGTTAGTGGATCTGTTAGTGGTAATTGTAGTGGTAGTCAATACATTTACGCTAGTACCAGTCAAGTAACATTAGCAACTAGTCAGATACCATCTCACGCTCACCAATATCATGCAAAAATTGGTACTTCTGGTGGTAATTATGGTTTTCTTGATCATTTAAATGCTGGTTCTTCAGGACAACCTAATACTAATAGTACTGGTGGAAGTGGAGCTCACAATCACTCATTAGTTAATTACCAAATATCTGGTTCCAACTTTAGTTTTAGTGATAGTTTTAGTGCTTCTGGTTCCCCTAGTAATCATAGTCACGATATAGGCAATCACTCTCACAGTTTCAGTGATAGTGTTAGTGTTAGTAGTTCTGGTAGTGTTGACTTGCGTGTTCAGTATGTTGATGTTATAATATGTTCAAAGGATTAATATAATGAAACTTGAGCAGGGTAAGTTCTGCCCTTTAATTGGTAAAGATTGTATTCAAATGCAGTGTGCTTGGTTTACTCATGTTCGTGGTATGAATCCTAATACAGGAGAGGAAACTGATGAATATGGATGTGCAGTTACTTGGTTGCCTATGATGATGATTGAAAATTCTGGACAACAGAGAGCAACTTGTGCTTCTATTGAATCCTTTAGAAATGAAACTGTGAGATCAACTATGAAAGCACAAGAAATATATCAAAGAGAATTGGAATTAAAAGCTCAAGAGAGATTACAACAATCTAAGCAAATAAAAAATGTAACGGAGATAGAAGAATGAAATTAACAGTCGTTCCATCTGATAAAACAATAATTATTGATACTGAAGGAGTGGTATGTAGTAATGTTGATCTTTCTTGGATTCCTACAGATGTTCATGCGATGCATTGGGATAGTTCAACAAACAAAGGTCACGTTGAATATACTACTGAAGGTAAATGGAATGAGGATATTACTGCAATAGGTATTTGGCAACAAGCAGTAACAGATCATGCTAATGAAAAAACTGCTCAAGCAAATATAATAGAGGCAGCAAGAGATCATTTAGCAGAAGTAAAACAATATAGAAATGCTTTATTATCTTGGTCTGATTGGACTCAAGGTAATGATTCTCCATTAGGTTCTAGTAAGAAAACTGAGTGGCAAACATATAGACAAGCATTAAGAGATATTCCAGCAACTATAGCAGCAGATAGTGGTTTAACTGCGAAGGCGATGGCAGATGACTTTACACATTCCAGTTGGCCGACAAAACCTACATAAGTTAAAATTTTATTATGGAAGAATTGATTCAAACTATTAAATTTTTAGATTTTGATCAGTTAAAGGAAATAAATGATTATATTGATACATTAGAATTATTTCAGAGTAAAGTTTTTGATCACTCTGATGGAAAGAAAGATGCGTGTAAACAAGATTCTGATGTTAGAACAAGTGTAAGTGCTTCATTAAAGGAATCGCATGAAGTAACTAAGATAATACACAAAAGTATGAATGATGCGTTACTTGTTTATAGAGATAGAGTAAGTAAAATATGTTCAACATTTAAGTATTATCCTGTTCCTGGTGGATATTCGACAACATCTAATCGAGAAAGTATTCAAATTCTTCAATATACTGATAATCAGGAATATAAATTTCATACTGATCAAAGTCCAGATAAAAGAGCATATGAATTTGATAGAAAAATATCAATAGTTCTTTATTTGACTGGTGGTTTTGAAGGTGGTGGAACTGAATTTCCACATTTAACACTCAAACCAAAACCAGGATATGGTTTAATATTTCCTTCAAATTGGTGTTATCCTCATTCTGGACAGAAAGTAACTAAAGGATGTAAAAGAGTTGCAGTTAGTTGGTATTATGTGGATAGACAACTTGAAGTTATTAAGGATGAGAGTGTGAAAGGTTGACAGATTACACACTACATAGTATCATATTAGAAATCGGAGTATTTGAATGGATACTGAGGAAACAGTACAGGATATTATAGTCGATGTCTGTAAAAAAAGAATTACCTTAATTAGTAATGAGGGTGAAACTAGATTTGTTAAGTGTGAAAGTGGCGATCAGTTCTTAGCAGTAATGGAAGTTATTAAGAGAAGTGCTGAACCTGAAATGATTACTTACGTTGATCCTGTCTCACAAAAAGATGACTAAATAGAAACATAGAAATATTTTGGCCAATATTCTCCAATGCCTTTAAATAAGTTAGAAAATTTTATAAAGAATAGTGAAGGGCGTATTCTTTATGTAAATCCAAATGACCTTGATGCTACTGATGGTATTGAAAATCAAGGAAACTCATTAACAAAACCTTTTAAGACCCTACAAAGAGCACTTATTGAATCTGCTAGGTTTTCGTACCTAAGAGGTAATGATAATGATATAGTAGAGAAAACAACTATATTACTATTTCCTGGTGAGCACCTTGTAGATAATAGACCAGGATTTGGTATTAAAAATGAAAGTGGTGTAGCAAAAGCAATAAGTCCTGGTGGAACAGAAACTGGAGCACAAAATACTCTTACATTAACATTAAATTCTAACTTTGATTTAACACAAGAAGATAATTTACTTTATAAGTTCAATAGTACAGAAGGTGGAGTTATAATTCCAAGGGGAACCTCTGTCGTTGGACTAGATTTAAGAAAGACGAAAATAAGACCTAAGTATGTTCCTAATCCTACTGATGATAATGTAAAAGGTAGTGCAATCTTTAGGGTTACTGGTGCTTGTTATTTCTGGCAATTCTCTGTCTTTGATGGAGATGAAAATACTCTAGTATATACTGATCCAACTACTTTTGATGATACCAATCAATCTAAACCAATATTCTCTCACCATAAACTAACAGTATTTGAATATGCTGATGGTGTTAATAAGTTAGATGCTTTTGGTGGATTAACTGATTTAGATGTTTATTATAGTAAGTTATCTAATGCTTATAATAGGGCATCTGGTAGAGAAGTTGATCAAAAGTTCCCACAGGAGGGAGATTCTTTTGCCAAGCAAAGACCTGAGTATGAAATAGTTGGTGCTTTTAATTCTGATCGTATTCAGATTACAAGTATTATTTCAGGTGATGGTGCAACACCAGGACAAGTTGTTACTGTAACTACATCAATTCCACATGAACTAACAGGTGGTACTCCAATTAAGATTGAAGGAGTAAATGCACCTGAATATAATATATCAACAAAGGTATCAAGCGTATTAAGTGATAATCAGTTTACATATTTACTACCATTTGTTAAACCATCATTACCTGCTGGTCCTGCAGGTGGACTGAGTGCTGGTAGTGCAGAAGTTAGTGTAGAAGTTGATACTGTTACTGGTGCATCTCCTTATATCTTTAACTGTTCTTTGAGATCAGTTTATGGTATGCAAGGTATGAAGGCTGATGGTGCAAAGGCAACTGGATTTAAATCTATGGTTGTTGCCCAGTTCACTGGTGTTTCCTTGCAGAAAGATGATAGGGCATTTGTACAATATAATCCTAATAGTAGAAAATATAATGGTATTACATATACCAAACAGGTTGGAGAGAAATTAGCGTCAGAATCATCATCAACTAACCCTGCTCAAGTATTCCATTTAAATAAGGATGCTGTTTATAGGGAAGGGTGGAAAACAGCACACGTTACTTTAGCAAACGATGCTGTATTGCAGATCGTTTCTGTATTCGCTATTGGTTATCATATTCACTTCTTAATGAAGTCAGGTGGTGACGCATCAATTACAAACTCTAACTCTAACTTCGGTCAGTTTGCTCTTGCTGCTGATGGATTTAAGAAAGAAGCGTTTGATAAGGATGATAAAGGATTTATTACATCCGTTGTTACTCCAAGGTCAATTGTATCAACTGATCAAAAAGTTGAGTTAGCACAGTTAGATAAAGCTAAGATTGTTGCTGCTGCAAATGCTGGACGTTTATATCTTTTAGGACAGACAAACCAAACTGTACCTCCATCTGAGATAGCACAGGGATTTAGAATTGGTGCTAGAGTTGGTGAGAAAATTTACTTACCAATAGGAGCATCAACTTATAGTACAGAAATTGTAATGGGTTATGATAATGCCCAAGGTACTTTATCTGCTACAACATTTACTTCAGAGAAACAATATGAGGCAACTCATAATGATACAACTAGTGGATCATCTACATTAATTCATAAATTAACTTGTTCTCTTGCACACACCTTTAAGAATGGTGAGTCAATTAGAATTATAAAAGAGAATGGAGATCTTCCAGAAGGGTTAGATCCACATACAGTTTATTATGCAATTACTGGAGATAAGAACGCTACAAGACAAGATGGTATTGGTCTAAGTCAGTATGAGATACAGATTGCATCATCAAAAACTAATGCTGATAGAACGACTCCTGTTTATGTTAAAACGATTAGTAGTCCTGCTGATGGATCTTTAAAAGTTATTAGTAGAGTTTCTGATAAGGAACCAGGAGAATATGGTCATCCAATGCAGTATGATTCTGTTCAGGGTGGATGGTTTATTCATGTTAATGGATCTGATATCTATGATCAGAGAACAAATATATCTGATACAAATGATGAGATACCTTATATTCTTAGACAAACTGATAATAGAAGTTTAGATGATAAACTTTATAAGTTTAGATATGTTGTTCCTAAAGAATTAAAGAACGCTAGAGATCCTCAAGATAGCTTTGTTATTCAGGAATCAAGTTCTACTAACGTAAGGGAAGATGCTGATCATACTAGAACTGTAATATCAACAACAGATTATGATTTCGCTAGGAATCATAAATTTATTTCTTATATTGATTTTAATATTAGTACTAAGATAGTTACAATTAGATCTGATAAATCTCATAATTTAAATGCTGGTGATCAGATTATTGTTAAGAATGTTATTAGTAACACCAATCAAAATGGTGCAGTGGGTCGAGGATATAATGGAACCTTTACAGTAACTAGTGTTACTAATGATAAGATATTCTCTTATTCAACTACTGATATTTTGGGTAATGTGCATGATGTAGGAACTTGGACTAATAATACTGGTACTAGAAATACCGCACTTCCTAGATTTGAAAGAAATAATAACTCAGATAACTTATTTGTTTATAGAACAGAAACAATAAACAAGTATGTTGAAGGATCTCAGGATGGTGTATATCATCTATATGTTCTGAATAGTAGTAATACTCTTGAGGAAGAATTTTCTGATGCAAAGTATAATCAAAATGTTGTTAATCTTTATCCTGAATTAGATAGAGATAATATTAATGACAACCCACAAGAAGCAAAGAGTTATGCAAAGAGATTCCCTCTTGGTGATGTGGTTACTAATGATCTTAAGAAGAGTATTACTAGAGAAACTGCTAATAAATTATTTGCTAACTTCAATATAAGTGATACTATTTCTAGTATATCTGGTAATACAGGAGCAAATCCATCTTTAACATTATCAAAAGAGCATAAGTTTAATGGATTAAGAAACATTGGTACTCTTACTGCTGGTTCTGGTCATACTGATGGAACATATTACAACATAAAAATCTTTAATAGTGCAAGTGCTCCATCAAGTGCTGTTTGGTATGGTGCAACTGCAAAGGTTGTTGTAGCAAGTGGATCTGTTACTTCTGTTGAGATTAGTGAACCAGGATCTGGTTATAAAACTGGTGGAGTTGTAGCACAGAATGATAGGTATTACTTAGATTCTTCATTACCTGCACAAGGTGGTATTGGTGGAGCTCCTTCTGCATATCTTACTATTACTGATGATGATATTAGTTCTGCAGTAGCAATTACTAATAAGGCACATGGTGATTATGTACAAATAACTGGTATTACTACTGGTACTGATGCTTATTATAGAATTTCGGATGTAACTAGCAACACTCAAATTGCAGTTAACAAACCATCTGCAGATAGAATACTTGAAGGACAGCAAGTAATTACTTTAGGATCAGTTGTTGAAGTTAGTACTTCTACTGGTACTGATGTAACTACATTTAATTGTAGTTCTTCACATGGATTAACCAAGGGAAATTCAATTAGAGTATTAAATGCTTCTGATGCTAATCTTGGTGATTTAATTGTTACTGAAGTTGTGGATGTTGATACGTTTACTGCATCAACTCCTGGTGGATTAACAAGTCCTAAGTATATTCTTAAGCATGGTTTATCTGCTAATAATGCTGCTAGTGGTAAGAATGGAGAGAACATAGGTGTAAGAGCGTTACCATTCTTTGATAGTAGTACATTAAATTTAACTTCTGATATTACAACTACTGATGAGATACCTGTTACATTAACTCTTAATACTGGATTAAGTTCAGCACAAATTGAAACTGGAATTAAATCTAAGTTCCCATTAGGTTCTTATATTCAAATTGACAGTGAGATGATGAGAATTATCGATGCTGATATAAAAACTGGAACTAAGTTAAAAGTTATTCGTGGTGCTTTAGGTACGATTGTTGATAATCATATTAACAATTCTGTAGTTAGAAAGATTCAACCAATCTCTATTGAATTAAGAAGACCATCTATACTTCGTGCATCTGGTCATACATTTGAATATCTTGGTTATGGTCCAGGTAACTATTCAACTGGTCTTCCACAAGTTCAGTTAAAGACACCTACTGAAAGGGAAGAGTTCTTATCACAATCACAAGAAACCTCTTGTGGTACTGTTGTTTACACAGGTATGAATGACAAGGGTGATTTCTATATTGGAAACACTAAGATTTCATCTGACTCTGGTGAACAGATAACATTTGATATTCCAGTTCCAACTGTAACAGGTGAAGATCCAAGTGCGTTAAGTGTTGTATTTGATGAAGTAATTATCAAAGATAGATTACTTGTTGAGGGTGGAGCATCTAAACAGATTCTATCTCAGTTCGATGGTCCTGTTACCTTTAACGGTAATATAAGATTTAACAAAGCACTTAGATTAACTGAAAGTTTAACTGTTGATGGTGTAACTAAGATTACAAATGAAACAGAATCTACTTCAGATTGTACTGCTGGAACTTTAGTTGGTGCATTTACTGTAGATGGTGGTGCTGCAATTCGTAAGAGATTGAATGTTTGTGGTGATGTTAAGATCTTCTCTACAACTCCTTCAACTAGTTCTACTACAGGTGCTTTATATGTTGCAGGTGGAGTTGGAGTTGCTGGTGATACATTCTTAGGTGGTGAATTAACAATTACAGGATCATCTAACTTTAATGGTGGAATTAAGTTACCTGACAACGCTAAGGTCATTTTCGGGACTGGATTGGACATGGAAATATTCCATGATTCTACAGATTCGATTATCAAAAATGATACTGGTACGTTAAAGATTCAAGGTGGTACTGATGCTGGTGAGAATGTTGAAATACATGCTGGTGGAAATGTCGTCTTCAAAGGATTGAATACTGTAGGTGTATCCGCAGCACAGTTGTTATATAATGGTGCAACTAAATTACAAACTTCAAATAATGGAATTACCATTACGGGTGACTTAGTTGTTTCAGGTGATATTACTGCTTTCTCAACTTCTGATAGTGCATTAAAAGATAATGTTACTGCTATTCCAAATGCTCTAGATAAAGTTAAGGCAATTACAGGTAATACATTTACTTGGAAGGGATATAGAGATCAGTATCCAGAGGGAGAACAAGATACTGGTGTAATCGCACAAGAGATTGAAGCATTAGGTCTTCCAGGTATAACTACTACAAGAGATGGTGGTTATAAAGCAGTTCGTTATGAAAAAATAGTCCCAATTTTAATTGAGGCAATCAAAGAACTATCAGCTAAGGTTGATGCTCTGTCCTGATAAATAACTAAAAATTAATATAAATGGCTAATATTAAGAAGTCCTTTAGTTTTCGTAATGGTGTTCAGGTTGATGATGACAATTTTCTCGTTAATCAAACGGGTCTGGTAGGTATTGGAACAACCGTTCCTACTGAGGCACTTGATGTTCGAGGAAAAGTCAAAGTTATTGGTGAAGTAAATGCTACTTCAGGACTTATTACAAGTTTAGTCATAAGTGATACATTAACAGTTAACAGTTTAGATTTTGCTGCTGGTGAGATTGGTGCTGGTATTAGTGTTGGTACTGCTGGTATTATAACCGCAACAGACCCAACTGGTCTTGTTACTTACTTTGGTGATGGTAAGAATCTATTGAATCTACCAACATCACAGTGGTTAGATAAGGACGTTGGTTTAGGATATACGAGTATATACTCTCAAGGTGCAGTTGGTATTGCAACTGTTGATCCAAGATTCTTCTTACAGATTGGTGGTAATAATGATCTAGGAACATTTAATGAAGGTGTAGGAATAAACTCTACAGGTAATGTTGTAGCAACAGGTATAGTAACTGCTGGAATAGGATTTACTGGAGATTTAAGAGGTAATATTGTTAGTGGTTTATCTACATTTACTCAGGTAGAAGCATCTAACGTTAATGTAACAGGTATTATAACTGCTATTGAAGGTGAGAACTTAATACCATTCTACTATCTCAATCAAAGTAATTTACCTAGTCCACTTACAAGTAAAGGTGCTTTTGCTCAAGTTTTTGCAACTAATAGAGCATATTTTGCAGATGATGGAAGTTGGAAAGAGATTGTTAATAGAGAAACAAACGGAACTGTTGGAACAGGAACAGATACTTACAATATTGATAGTTTAACTTCTAATACAATTACAGGAACCGTAAGTGGTAATATAACTGGTAATATTAATTCTTCTGGAATTTCAACCTTTAATGAAATCAAAGTAACTGGAAGTATTTCTGGAGATACGGTTTCTGGTGTTCTTACAACAGGTTCTTTAAATTCTACTAATTCTAATATTGGTATAGCAACTGCTGGATCTTTAGATATTCAGAATAAGTTAGCTGTTGGTAAGATTAATCCTGCAAAGAATGTAGAAATCTTTAGTGTTGGTATTACTACTGTTGATGTATTAGGTGCAAAGGCAGCAGTTCTACAGTTGGGTCAAAAAGCATCAATTGGAATTGGTGAAAGTACAGCACAATTTAAGTTTGGTGAATCAAGTAAAACTCTTGAAATATTTAATGGAGATACTGGAGATTTTACTCAAGCACTTCACGCTGGTAATTTTGTTGGTGTAAATACTGGATCATTTAATTGGCTTTATGGTCAAACAAATGAAACATTAATGACTCTTGATTATAAGGGTAATTTGGGTATTGGTAAAACGGTTGCTGAATATCCATTAGATGTTGCTGGAATAGCAACATTCTCAGACGATGTTTTTGTTAAGAGTACTTTAGATGTTGGTGCTAGTTTAACAGTTGGTGGTAATTTACAAGTTGATGGTGTATTTAATTATCCATTACCTTCAGTAATAAGTGGATCAAATGTTAATAATAGTACAGGTATTTCAACCTTCTTGAATATTCAAGTTTCTGAAACTATATCAGGTGTGAGTACGATTGGTATTGGAACTGCTAATATTGCTAAGAATGTTGCTATAGATGCTCCATTTGGTACAGCAATATTTAATAAGGTAGGTATTGGAACCACTGGACCAGTTGCTCAATTGGAAGTAGATGGTGCAACTCATATTAAGAAGTTCTTTGCAGTTGGTAGTCAAGGTGCGAGTGCTGCTGTTGACTTCTCTAATGCTGGTAGAGGAGATTTATTAGTACCACAACAGAATAAAATGTTTATGATTCCTCCAAAAGTTACTTCAACTGAAAGAGGTAATTTGACTGATTTGCAAGCAGGTGCAATTATATACAATACATCTACTAATAAACTACAAGTTTATAATGGTAGTAGTTGGGCAAACCTTCACTAACGTATAGTTAATGAGTATTAGTGTAACAAAGGCAGGACCATATTTCGCTTCAGGTGAAATTAAGTGGAGTCAACTTAGATCAAATTTTAAAGAAACTTCTAGTGGATCTATTTCTGCCTCTGAGTTGTTTAGGAATACTAGAAAGGAAGAAAGAAATCCTGTAGTCCCTGATTCTACTGAAAATACTTCTATACCCGAAGATACCTATGCAAATGGAACATTTGATGGAGTAGGTACTGATTGGAAAGCATCTTTGATGCGAAATTCTATTAAGAGATATACTGCAAATCAATCTGGTAATGATAAATTCTTGGATATGGGTCTAAAGAATGGTTCAGATGGAATTGATTGGGATGGTAATAATAACTTAGATGCCTCTGGTGCAACAACTGGAAATTATCAAAGAAATGTACAAAAGATAATTAATATAACTGGACAGGCATATTCTGACGATACTGGTACTAATGGATTAACTGGTGATGGTGGAGTAGGAAGTGGTAAAAAACCAGGTGCTAAATTGGTATTGCCATCACCATTAAAAGCATTGAATACAAGGATTCATGTTAGTGGTGGAATATACGGTTCTGCTGGAAGGGCAGGATTTTTTAATTTTAATACTCAGGCAGATAAAACATTAAGTGATCCTGGTAAAGATGCAGGAGCAGCATTAACAATTAGACACGAAGGATCTGAGAGTAGAACTACAATTCATATTGAAGGTAGTGGTAAGATTTATGGTGGTGGTGGAGGAGGAGAACAAGGACAAATGGGTGCATTACCTGTCCAAGCAGGTCTTTGTGACAGAGGATATTCAACATCTTGTAGTACATCACTATCAATGGGTGGATTTACTGATGGATGTTCAGGTGGTGGCGATCCATGTCCTGGTGGTTCAGTATATGCTACACTCTTTATTGCAACATTACCCTGTTCTCCAGGAACTTGGGCAAATCCTACTAATGGATTTGGTACAATTTATGGTCACATGTGCCAATATACTTCATGTTCTACCGTATATCTAGGATCTTATACTTCAACTACACCCGAACAAGGTAGAGGTGGTGCTGGTGGTGAAGGTGCTGGATGGGGATTTAGAAATTTTGTTGGTGGTGGTCCACAAGAAAGGCAATCAGGTTCTGCTGGAATACCGAATGTCCCTGCTAAATGTTCTGGTGGAGAAAATCCTGATGGTGCTGCAAACTCAACTCCTGGTGGTGCAGGTGGAGATGGTGGTGATTATGGTCAACCAGGTGGAAGCACTCTTGGTAAAAGTCCTCTTGCTACTGGTCTAGATCAGGGAGAAGGTGGTGGTAAAGGTGGTGCTGCAATATGTGGTAAGTTTTTTGATCCAAACATTCAAGGATCTCAAGGTGCTGCTAGTGTAAAAGGTAGTGTTGGACTAGAATGTGATGGATCTGCTGGAACCCCAGTTCCTCCTGGTCAAGTTCCTGTTGTATCAGTAGAACATACTCAACATATTAGATTTAACTTTCCAGAAAATGATGCAACAGGTAAGCAAACATTAAACGTAACTAGTGCTTCTGACGGAACACAAGTTCAATGTAAATTCTATCAAACACAAGATGATTATTCTGATGTTGGTGGAGTAGCATTTGACAAGATCGAGATTAAGAATTCCTCTGGAACTGTCGTATATTCATATACCAGATCTGTTAATAGAATTAATACTTATCTATCTCCTGTTTTAACTTTACCTGAAGGATTGTATGATGTAGAGTTTACTAATCTATCTCAAGCTGGAAATAGACCAGCAAACGGTGGTAATTATTTGAGAAACGAGAGAATAAAAGAATACGGACAGAAACTAGTTTTCCATGATGATGGAAATAATCCTAATAAGAGAAATGGTGATCTTACAATAGTTCCTGCTAACTGGTCTCCTGCTACTACAACAACATGGGTTAATTCATATGATTCTGCATTACATAGTGGTAAAGATTCTAATGGAGATTGGGAATATATTGCAATGAAGCAATATTGGTCACAGTTTATGCGTGATTATGCTGCTTGGGAAAATAGCACTGATCCAAAAACACAGAATGGAGATGTTTCATTTACTAACACTTGGGTTTGGAAGATAACTGATACTGCTAAAGTTGGACAATACACGTTCGAGATTCAGTCAGATAATAGATGTGAGTGGAATATAGATGCTATTCCAAAAGGAGCTACTACTGACTATGATAGTCATTACCCTGCCAATTCCAATACCAGTCAAATGGGTAAATGGGAAACTACAGGTACTTCTGGTGGAATAAGTTATACTGATGGTACACCATATACACAAGGATTTGGTTTAGGAGATCATACAATAACAATTAAATGTTTTAATAGAAAATTTGTTTCAGGTAATGATCCTGAAGATTGGCAACATAACCCTGCTGGAGTGGCATTTACTCTGAAAGATCCTCAAGGAAATATTGTATTAACATCTTCTGATTTGGATCAAACTGAAGGAACTACTTTTGGTAGAGGAACTATTTCATGGAGTGCTACGAATGTAGATCCTGCTGGTAATGCTACTGATTCTGTTTATGCAGTAATGAATCCTTTTGATGGTAATTTCATTATTACACCTAATGTAACATCTGGACAGTCAACATTTGCACCTACCTTTGGTCAGCAAAGATATGAGATATATGCTTCCAATACTAATGGAACATCATTCCCTGCGGTAGTAACCATTAAATAAGTCAAACTTACGATCATCATACATACCTTTGTATGGTTTGTAGGACAAGCTTTATATTTTTTTAAGAACCAGTGGCAGATCTGGCACAAAAACCCCCACAGGGGTTTTTTTATTGCTATAATAGAAATAACAAATAAAGGTAAATGGCTTTCAACTGTCCCTGTTGCAATAAAACCAAACCATCTGATGCCTTTGTCATGTCAGAAATGGGGTTCCCTCTCGTTTCAGTATGTAATGAGTGTTCTGATGAGCATTTGATTGAGATCATTGACTGCACATGTTCTGTATGTAAGAGGAAATTACCTTCTACATATTTTCAACACTATCGCACTCGTTTCAAAAGAAATGGAATGAGATTGAGAGTTAATACTAATTGTAGAGATTGTTCTCGAAAAGAATCTGCTATTCTATCGAAGATAAAGAAAGATAATCCACCTCCAGATTACTTGACACCTTGCACACAATGTGGTAAGGTTGTTTATGAGAAAGTAGAGGATATTCCAGAGGGTGTCGATGGTACTAATGGCCCATGGCAATGTGACCATGACCACAAATCTAAGACCTTTAGAGGATATTTGTGTAAGAGATGTAATACTGGTACTGGTCTTATTGGTGATAACCTTGAATACTTCACAAACGCTGTAAAGAGAAAAGCATTACATGAATGAGATAATTACATCTGATAATATATCTTATCTCAAAACATTACCTGATGAGTGCATTGATATGGTGGTTACATCTCCACCTTATGATGCACTAAGAGATTACAATGGTTATACTTTGGATCTGCATGGATTGGGTGAGCAGTTGTTGAGAGTTTTAAGGGATGGTGGAATATGTGTAATGGTAATACAGGACTCTACTAAAGATTTTGCTAAGTCACTTACATCATTCAGAACTATTATTGATTGGTGTGATAATATTGGTTTTAGGTTATTTGAATGTAATATCTACAACAGGCAAGGCACAGAAGGTGCATGGTGGAAGAAAAGATTTAGAGTAGACCATGAATATATGCCCATATTCTTGAAAGGTAGAAGACCACAATATTTTGATAAGGAGAATATAAAGATACCATCAAAGCATGGTGGAAAGGTAATGACAGGTGCAAATATTAGGACTAAGAGTGGTAGAACAGGTTCTCGTAAAGTTAAGATTAATCCTACCAAATGTCCAGGCACAGTAATGACTTTCGGCAATACTTGTGGTGGTGAAAGTAAATTAAAGAGTAAACATCCAGCAGTATTTCCTAACATGTTGGCATACGATATGATTGAATGTTTTTGTCCTAAAGATGGTGTGGTTCTTGATCCGTTCAATGGGAGTGGTACTACTACGTTAGCAGCAAAATGTTTAGGTAGAAATTATATTGGTATAGATGTATCTGAAGAATATAATCAAATTGCTAGGCAGAGAATGGAGACAGAAGTTATTCATAGAAAGACAGATGTAACATTGTCACAAGCACCTTCCAATCCATTGAGTGATCTGCTATAATAAGTTCATCTGAAAAACACTGATGCCATTACGTCCACACCAAACTGATGCTCTGGATGCTATGGCAAAGTATGACAAGGGGCAAATCATCGTTCCTACAGGCGGTGGTAAAACTATGTGTATGATTGAGGATGCCAAGAGAGGAGGTACTATTGTTGTAGTTGCTCCTCGTATTCTATTGGCAGAACAGTTATCATCCGAGTTCCTTGAGGTTCTTGATGATGTATCTGTGATGCACGTTCATAGTGGTGAGACACCACACTATTCTTCAACCAAAGTTGAGGATATTTACTTTTGGCACAAGTACACAAGAGGAAATAAGATTATATTTACTACCTATCATTCACTTGATAAGGTCAAAAGATCTACGATTGATGTAGATACAATTTACTTTGATGAGGCACATAATAGTGTTCAACGAAACTTTTTCCCTGCTGTTAGACATTTTGCAACTGATTGGGCTAACAGGTGCTTTTTCTTTACTGCTACTCCTAAGCATAGTGCTACTGTCCAAAAAGCTGGAATGAATGACAGTAAGGTGTATGGTCAGGTAATTGTTAATGTACCAGCACCTAAGTTAGTTAAAGAAGGATATATCCTACCACCTAAAGTTGAGGTGTATAAGAGTCGTTTACTAAGAAAGGATGAGATCTATTCTGAGGTAGAGTCAGAACACATGATTAGTGCTATTGATAAATTGGAGGTAGACAAGATTCTTATCTGTGCAAAATCTACCAAACAGATTACTAATCTTTTATATGCCTCTAAGTTTCAGGATGAACTTGCTTGGCGTGGTTATTCATGGATGACTATTACATCAAAGACAGGTGCTATTATTGATGGTGAGAAGGTAGGTAGAGATGAGTTCTTTAATGTTCTCAATGCGTGGGGTAAGGATGATGATAAGAAGTTTGTAGTATTACATCACAGCATATTGGCAGAAGGAATCAATGTCAAGGGTCTTGAGGCAGCAGTGTTTATGCGTAATATGGATTATATCACTATCAGTCAAACGATTGGTAGAGTGATCCGATTGGGTAACTGTCACAAGACACATGGTAAGGTATGTGTCCCAGTGTATAATAATGTTGGAGTCAGCACCGCACGTAAAGTCGAGGCAGTTGTTGACACCGTATTCAACAGGGGTGAACCCGCTATTTCTGTTATCACAAGATGATTGATTTTAAAACTTTCCAATTAGATCGTTTATCTAAACTTCTATATGCAATTAGAGGTTATACTGATAACAATCTACGCTTTCCAAAAGCAGGTGAAATGGTTGAAAAAGCACTTGCTGAGTATAGTAATGATTTACTTGAAAGAGTAAATTTACCTGGTATTGACTTGGTTACTAAGGATAAAATTTCCTATGAGTCAAAAGTAACACAATTCAAAAACAAATCAGGCATTGCAGTTAGAGGTTTGATTATTAAAAACCGTAGAGCAGCAAAAGATTATGATGACAAACTTGCTGATTACTTTATCATATCTGATGTGAAGAGTGGTAAGGCATGTTGTGTATCATCTGATAAACTCTACAACTTTAAAGATACTGGTGCAGTATATACAGCATCATGTGATCCTGATCCTGCAGATTTTTTCCTAACAGGTTATAATGACTTAAATGAGTCAAGAGATTATTTTGAGGAATCAGAAGATTATGATCTACAGTTCATTAAATCCATTAATTAATCATTATGAAGTACAACGCTGACATCGTTAAAGGGTGGATTCAATTCCAAATTGCCAAACCAGAGGGTGACACTACTAAAGTACAATCTTGGTATAAATATGCAAAATCAACCTCATATTGGGATCTATCTCAAGGAGATGCAATGCCATTTTGCCGACTTGCTAAAATTGCAGGGCAAAGAATTAATGAGGAGTATGGTGGTAATGATATAATAAAGTTACATTTTCCTGGAATTTATCTTCATTCAAAACAAAAATGGGAAAGAACAGGTTACAGTAAAATCACAGGTTAATTATTATGGAAACTATTATCATTGAAGGTATTGAACTTCGTGTTCTAAAAAGATTTGGATTAGTAATACCTGATTACTATGTGAGTAAATGTGGTAAGATATGGAGTTCAAAGACAAACAAATGGAAGGCAGTATTTGAAAACTGGAGACAGAAGAAAGGTGTTGGAAAACCAAAGTGTTATGATTTTAGTGTTACAACTCTAGCACAACCATTTCGTGACTTAGGTATGAAATATACAAAAAAGACCTCTACCAGAGACACAGCAGAGTTTAGAGTTAAACTTCATCAAGCAGTAAAAACTGTATGGCATCCTCTTGAAGATTATTCTCACGAAATAGGAATAACAAGAGAGCAATGGGATCAAGCACCTCAACCATTTAAACAACTTGCATACGATACTGTTTTAATAGATCATATTGATGATGACATATCAAATAACAGTTTAGATAACTTACAGTATTCTACACCATTAAGAAACTCAAATTATAGGAAGAAGTGGTAATGACTGTAAAAGGAACAAAAAGTAGAAACTTTAATCCTATTGGTATATTTGATTGGTGTACCAGTAGAGATCAAGTTGTTGACTATTCTATCATTAAAGCACAAGAAGTCTTTATTAAAATGGGTTATAGAGTATTCGTGCCAAATAATCCTGATACAGGTGGGGATGGTGATTTTATTGTTGAGAAATACCCAGAAGTATCAATAGTATCTTGTAAGTCAACAACTCAAACAACCAGAGCAAAAAATCCAAAACCAGAGATTAATATTAGAACAAATAGTAAAGCAAAGAATAATTATGGTAAGGTGTGTACTCCTGATAACTATCATTATATGATAGGAATATCACATCTTGGAACATATTGTATATGGAATAAGGCAGATTTAATGTTTACTAAAAGTACGGTTTCTTTTGGCAGTAAAAATGGAGAAGTAGGATTATTATGAGAGACACTATTTTATTTGGAGATTGTAGAGATACACTCAAACAGTTTGATGAGAAGGCAAGGATGTGTGTTACATCCCCACCTTACTATGGATTGAGAGATTATGGTGGAGAAGATTCACAGATAGGACAAGAGCAAA